GTAATGATAATGTAATCTTTGGAATATATGATGGAAACAAAAACTTATTAGATTCAACAGCTTGGACTTCTACAAATGGTTATACTGTTGGACAGTTTGTTTTTGAGCCTTTACTTTCTCCAATCACTTTACAAGGTGGGCAAGATTATTGGTTGGCTGTTAAGGGTAATTTGGGTTCAATAAACTTCGGAACGCAAGGTGTTTTTACCAGTTCCTCAATAGCTATAAGTCAATTTTTCGGTGGAACTACTTTACCAGCTACACTAACCGGAGGCGCTACTAGTATCGGTACTTACATAACAATAAAAGAATAAAATGATAAATTTAAAAAATAATAGCGCACAAGCTATAGAAATTAATTACGATTCTAGTAATATTACTTTAGTAGAGTCTTTTTCCGTAGGAGGAACTTACGATATATTAGAAATTGCTTCTATTCGATATTCTAAAGGATGTGCGGAAATTATAAAAAACGTACTCGAAGAAACTTTAGAAGTGAGATTAGACGGAGTTCTAGTAGAAAAAAGCAAAGCGGCGGAATATATTATAGAAGCTAATAAAATAGAACTTAGTAAAACAAGTGCTTTCTCCAAAGTAACAGAAAGAGAAAAGCTTTACCAAGGTTTAGCCGGTGGCTTTCTTTATGTAAAAAATTGTTCAATAGGTTAATTTTAAAAAAAATGTCAAGACTAGAAAATTTAGCAGTAGACAAATTATCTTTAAGAGGTTTAGGTAATCAATTTAATTCTTTTGAAAGATTGTTTCAATCAAAGGCAGATGCTCTACAGGCGGTAGCCACAGGGGATTATGTACCGGAGGCAGGTAAATTAAATTCCGTATTAATAGGAGGAGAACAAAAAAGCATTCAATTCTGGAGCTTTGATATAAACGATTTCGTTCCTTTGTCGGAGTTTTCTTCCGTTGGTAATCAGTCTAATAAGTACATTGATTTGGATGGCGTTAATGACTACATTGAGTTTACGAATGCGGAAAACGTATTAGATTTCACGCAAGATTGGACCATAGGAATTACACTTGTCGGAGTAGAAGCTCCATCATCAAATGAAAATTTTACTTTATTCGGTAGGGGAGGAGTAAAAATTACTCTAAAAGCAAATTCAGCCTCAACAAACTGGGGGTTATATGTTACCTCAAACAATGATTTATTTAACGTAACAAGTAGAGCTCAAGCAAATACATGGTACAGACCTAACGATTTTAGTCGTATTCTATTTGTGTATTGTGCTACTTCTAAAAGATTAAAATACTACTTAGGTGACCCTTCTACAGGGGATTACGCAATGAGAGCAAACCTTTCTATCCCTCAAAGTATGATAGATAGCCAAAATATTACGGGTGGGCTTGAAATCGGTAAAAATTGGAGTGGTACAGGTGGAAGCTATTTTAGTGGAGTAAATTGGAACGGTGGAGTCAATAATTTGATAGGAAGTAATATTAAATTTACAACTCCTTTTATAACAGAGTATTTTCAAAACCAATCTAGTGACCCGGATCAACCGGATGCGTTTTTTACTCAATCGGAATTTTATTCAGATTTACAATTTTATTGTAAACTAGGAGAGGATACGTTTCCGGGTGTAACAGACGAAAAAGGAAACTTAACAGGGGGTGAATTGTTTAACGGTTCATCAGAGGACTTTAAAGACATTCCAACACAATAATATTGTGTATTAATTATTAACAGTTATGAAAAGGTACAGTATAAACGATTTAGATATTAGGTTAAAACCATTGGAGGGGAAGAAATGGGAGTTGATTCATAATCTTACTTACGAGTTGAGTGATGGTGAAATCATAAGAATACCTAAAGGATTTAAAACCGATTTATCATCTGTACCTTTAAAGCTGTGGGGGTTGTTCCCTCCTTTTGGGGACTTTCTACCTGCCGCATTAGTTCATGATTATTTATATGTAATTAGGTATAATAATGATAGAGTTTTTGCAGATAAAGAAATGCTAAGGATTAGTGATAAATTCCACTCTAAGACACGTTTAAACAGATTAGATAATTACCTTAGATATTATGCTGTTCGTTTGTTTGGGTGGATTTATTGGAATGATAAGAACAAAAATGGGTAGTGTAGCGTTACAAAGTCGTAACAAAACACAACAAAATGAATTTTATAAACATATTCAATCTTTTAGCAAACAGTTTATTAGCTGTTTTGTGTATTCGATTTGTCTTTATTAATATAGAGATGCTTTGGAATACTAAAATTATAGCATCAATTACTAGGGTAAATTTATTCAATGATTTACTTAAGTGTAGTTGGTGTTTTTCTTTTTGGACCTCATTAGTTTGGGGTGTTGCATCTGCTACTATTACAGGCAATTGGTATTTATTACTAATTTGGTTTATTGTTCCACCTTTAAATAATATTATTGATGGAATTGTGGAGTGATATAGATACAATGCCGCATAAGGTATTTATGAGGTTTCAGAGGTATGTTATGATTGAGCAGGGAATTGGTAGTGATGTACAAAGCTTTGATAAGCTATTTACAAAAACCTATGAATACATTAGCCATAATAAAATGCAATATGCTTATGATGAGGTTATGAACATGCGTAATCTATTCTTTAACTTAGTTGAAAAAGAACAAGATCCTAAACTATCTGCAATTGCTGTATTAGTAAAAGGTAATGAGGACAAAGGAGAAGATGAGATAGATAAGTATGTAAATGATGTATTAAAGCACAAAAGTGTAGGAGAGATTTACAAAACGTACTTTGACTTAAAAAAAAAATTATTGAGCGTAGTATAAGTATGTTTCCTGAGTATTTTAGTGCAGGTGATGATTATATTAGGTATATCAAAAAACGAGCGCAACTAACTATTAAGTTGTTGAAATGCCAAGATGAGGAGGAGAAACGAAAGATACAAAATAGTATTACTAAAATCAACTCATTTATATACGCTAAGGATAAACCATTTAAGGCGGCAGAGGTACTAAAAGACTTTAATTTAAAATATGAGGAGGCTTGTATTAAGTTAAGACAACATACAGGAGGGGGAAAGGATATAAAAGATTATACAGTAATTGAATATTACACATTGCTAAAAGTATTAGAAAAAGAATCTAGAAAAAACAAGTAAATAAAATGCCAGGAAAAATGAAGTACAAAAGTAATGGAAAAAACGGAAGTAAAAACACAAAACGCACAGGGAGACCAGAAAAAAACAAGAAGAAAAGAAAGTTGCGAAAGCCACGTATTAAAACATCTAAAGGATAATAGTAAGTGGATATTATTGGCAGTTGTATTTGATCTACTGCATTACAATATTTATCCTCTATTTGATGAACATTTGCATTTATATATTTATGATTCTAGTCAATCTATAGCTTTTCTATTTTACATATATGCTATTTACCGATTGATACCAAAGGAATTAATTATAATGAGTGTTGTAACAAGTACTTGGTTGTGGTTTAGTGTTGGTGATGTATTCAATGTTGTTTACAATTACAACGCAGTAAACGAAGTAAGACTAGATAATATATTCTTAGTATTCAATGTTATTATGCTTTGTTACAAGTTTAGAGGATACTTGTATTTACAATGGGAGATATTTAAATTTAACTTAAAAATAGACAGATATGAAGGAGTATTGGCGTAAGTTAAAAGAAATGTTTTCAAACGATTATACAAGTCTTATGTATTTTACTATGGGCTTTTTAATGTTTGGTTCTGCTGTAGTACAAATTGATGACCCTATTAATAAAGTTGATAATGCTATTGATCACCCTATTGCCTTTGTTTGGGTATTGACGTTATTAGGATTGTTCACAATGTTTATTAGCCCTATACGTGAGTGGTTTATTATTCGTAATTCCACTATGGGTTTTAGTTTCTTCTTGAGTATCTATACAATACTAGATGGTTGGGAACATATCGCAAATAGTAGTAATGGTGTATGGTTAATCGCTTTGCTTATTTATACCTTCTTATTTGCTCGTAGTTATAAAGATTTGTTGAAAGATAAAGAAAGATACACTAAACCAAGAAAGGAGGATAAAGAATAATGTTATCATATTTATTAGCAATTTTATTGGAATGGTTTTCATGGCTAAGTTCAGCAGATGATTTTAAAACAATTATTACAGGTTTAGCAGGGCTTTTTGGAGCATCAAAGATTTGGGACTTTTGGCAGAAACGCAATGATAATGCAACAAAGGTAAAGGAGGCGGAGATTAACGCACAGAAGGAAATAGAGAACAATAAGGATAAACATAATGCAGAGGTTGAAAGACTAAAGGATACTATTACTTATCAAGCAGGGGAAATATCATATAAGGATAGTATTATAATCAAACAAGAGGAAACTATAAGAGAGTATAAAAGAAAGAATGAGGAACTAGTTAGAGTAAATGATTTAAAAGATGATGAGATCCGCAAAATGCATGAACGCTTATTAGATTGTGAGAAGAGTAAAAAGAAGTAGAGTATGAGTAAGGATAAAAAGCAGAGTAAATTTAGAGATTTCCTTGATAAAGCTAAGAAGGTAGTACCAGATATTATTAAAGTAGGTGGTAAATTAGCTACAGGTAATATTAGTGGAGCTATTAATGACGTTGGGCAACTGCTACAAGAAAAGGCAGAGACAAACGAAAAAGCCAATGAACTATTATATGAGTTTGAACTACAAAAGATTGAATTTGCATTAGAGGAAAAGGAATTATTACTCAAAGATAAAGCAGATGCGAGAAGCATGTATAAAGAGGATAACGCACTACAAAAAACGTTTGCTATTACCTTTTTAGTTTGTTACATAGGAATGACCATATTAATGCTATACGGGTTTTATAAGATTGGAATTGCTGAGGTGGAAGTACCTAACTATGTAGTTGCATTTGTAACATCTGTTTATACTGGTATGAGCATGAAAGTTAATACTATTGTAGAGTTCCTATTCGGATCTAGTTTATCAAGTAATAAGAAGTAATTAAAACAAAACACAACATGAGAAAGATTAAAGGTATTATTATTCATTGCAGTGCTACAAAGCCCTCTATGGATATTGGAGTAGATGAAATAACAGATTGGCATGTAAAAGGCAATGGTTGGAGTGATATAGGTTATCATTATGTAATTCGTAGAGATGGTACACTAGAACATGGTAGGGATATTAAAAAGAACGGTGCTCACTGTAAAGGTCATAACGATGGAACTATTGGTATTTGTATGGTTGGAGGAGTAAATGACAAGGGTACACCAACTGATAACTTTACACCTAATCAATGGTATGCACTAGAAAACTTAGTTGAAAACCTTGTTTGGAAAGAATTTGTAAATACAGATGCTTATATTAAAGGACACAATGAGTTTAGCTCAAAGGCTTGTCCATCATTTGACGTTAAAGAGTGGCGTGATAAAGTAGGTTTATAATAAAAAACCCTCTGCAATAATACAGGGGGTTTAGTTTTTAAAGGTGTCGTTTTTTTAGCCTATTACTTAAATACATTAAATACTTACCGTAAGGCATTTGTCTAATCCTAGCAGTTTCCCTAGATATATAGGTATTGTATTTTGCTGATAACTCGCACATTTCCTTAAATTGTAATATACTTTGTTTATCAATAAACTCAAATCTATTCATCCTTTCCTGTATTCTCCTCCTAGCTCTTAATAACTTATCTATTCTTTTAATTTTAGTCATCTGTTAATTCTTCTTCTACTTCCATCATTAACCACCTTAAATCGTGTATAATACGATTGTAGAACTTTTTCATCTCTGGAGTTTTTATCAAATGCTTTTTATCCTCCAATAAATCTTCAAAATCTGATAACTCATCGTGTAACTCGTCGTATTCTTCTAAATCACTCATACTTGATAATTATTACTTTTTAATCTAAAATGTTTTTGATACTCTTTAGTTATACCATATTTTTTAAACAACTCTTTTGCTACTTTACAGGGCTTAAGCTTACCGTTTATTAACTTACAATCTTTGCAGTCGTAAGGATATTCTATGTTTTTAGGTTTTTTAGTCATCTCCTAACTCCTTTCCTGTTAAAGCTTTGTATAACTCCTCAAATTGTTGTAATGTCTTGATGTGGGGGAAACCTATAATATCTCTTACTTCACTACTTTCTGTAACATCACAATAATCTAAAACAGGTATAAATTCTTCATGTGTTATGTACAACTCTGAAAAGCCATTAATTTTAAATCGAGTCTTTTGGTATTTATTTACTACCTCTACTTTTAAATTAACTTCTATATCTTCACCTTCTAAATCATCATTATTATAATCAAAGTGTAAATGCTCATCTAATAACTCAACCTCATAAACCTCTTTATTCCTTAACGCAGGAACTTTAAATGTAAAATTCCAAATATTATTGTCCTTTTCCCTTATCAACTCCAACGCTTTTTTTACTTTATCTTTGTAACTCATAATATTATTTGTTTAATTTTTCAACTGCTTTTATTTATCCTCAATATTTTTTCTAATCTTAAAAACATCATGGTGTGCATCCAATACAGCAACTAATATGGCAAACTCTATACTTACAACTGCCCACAATACACTGTAAATAACTCCACCAATTAAATAAAAGGTAAAATTCTCATTATTACCTAACCAATATCTAAATCTTTCTATATACTCTCTCATAATCTAAATATTTTAAGGAGGCTTTTACACCTCTTGTTGTTTAATCTGTTAAATAATGTAATATACCTTTTTCATCAACATAATTGACAACGTCAATAGACATAACTAAAAACTCTCCTACTACTTGAGTTACTCCTATTTCAGCAGTTGCCAATCTATATGTTTGTTGATCTGTAACCTCGTTATATTCCTCAATAACTACTGTGTCACCATATTTAACACCTATACTTTTTTCTCTAACATCAAATGTTTTTGCACCTGTCAATAAATCGATGAAATTATCCTCTGTAACTTTTAATACTTTTATATCACTCATAACTATTTATTTAATTTGTAAATCTTTCTCATTTCCTCCATTAGCTTTGTTTCATCTGTTGTTTGATGGTGTGATAAATTGGTAATCAGAATAAATATCTAAAACATCATCATCTGATAAATTAAACCATTCACCGTACTTTCTTTTTTCTTTGTAATCTTCGTGTATTATATTCTCAAAGTCAGTATCACACCAACCTATCAATATTAATTCCACACCAAATTCTCTCGATAGTGACGCTATTCTTTTCCCTAAATTCTTCGTCTTACCTACCTTAATCAAATTAGTGTCAGGGTTTTTTAATATATATGTCCCATAACCAATAGAACATCTTTTAATATCATCATTGGGTAATTTATTATATAAATTCAAATCAACATCTTTAATAGCAGACATATCTTCTAATAAATTACCATCATATAAATTCATTATTGTCTTAGCTACCGTTTTTGCATCTGCTAAAGTTGTTTTGATTATGATATTTATTTTAGGATGCACAAATGTTTTTCTGTTTTCTCCTCTACCAGTAACTTTATACAATCCTAACGCTTTTAACACCTTTATCACACCATTTCTATTTACTTTAGATGTGAAATCACCATAAGATATATTTACACCATCTTCTCTTAATACAGATATAACTCTATCTGCAAACTGAGTACTTCTAAAATCGTACTGTTTAACTTTTTGATCTAATTCAACCATAATAATAAATACTGTTTGATTAATTATACTGTAAATATAATAAAAAGTTTTATTTATAACTATAAAAATATTAAGTTTTATGAAATATGCATAATTCCTCACATTTAAATATTTATTATTATATATATAATGCAGTGGATAAAAATAGATATTTATTTACATATCTTTACTAGCCATCATTGGCAAGTAATCCCGCCCTAAAAACAAATAAGCCCATCTAAAAGACAGGCTAATTAGGTTATTGTTTATCTTCTAACTCTTCTCTTTGTTGTTGTGCAGATGCTAATTGTTCATCTAACAGTTTTCTAAAGTTGCTTTTTTTACCTTCTGGTTTTTCGTCTAAACCTGCTTCTAATAATTCGGATACGTCAACCTTTTCCTTCTCAAATACTGAGTACACCCATGTAGCCCACATTAAAACTAATAATACTCCAACAACTCCAAATAACCATTGAGGCGCATTAAAGTAAAACAAAGCCATCACATAAAGTATAGTGGATTGCAAAGGGAATCTAGTAGGTAAGTTTTTATAACTGATTACTTTTTTATTACTCATACTCTTCTAATTGTTTATCATTCCAAATATTGCAAACCTCTTTTAATTCTTGTAAAGTACTAATATGCCCTACATAATGCAGGGGTTTAATCTCATCTCTCAACCAGACATAACCGTAAACATCTAATACTAACACTCCGATCATGTATTTATCACCTGCTTTTTTACCGTACTGCTTTAATAAATCTTGATACTCTTTGTTCATAACTTAAATCTTTAAAGTTGTTTTAATTCTTTCAATTTGTTTTTCAGCTTGTTTAATATCACTGTTTAACATTCTGTTATCACTTTGAATATGCTCAGTGGTATTACTCAATAGTATTTGATTATCTTTTAGTTTTTGTTTTGATCTAATTAGTAATCTTTCAAACTCTTTTAGGCTTTTTAACAACTCCTTTTCTGCAGGTGTAAAATTTTGCCCTTCTTTTTCTATTGCGTTTTGTCTTTTAATCATAATCTTAACAATCTAAATAACGTTCATCAATTTGTGTTTCTATTGTTTGCAGTTGTTTAGTTAGTTTAATTCTAACTTTGTTAGTAGGATTGTAAGATAATTTAATTCTTATCTCCTCTGCTAGTGCATGTAATTCTAAAATTGTCATGCTGTTGTAATCGCTCTCTGTCATAATCTTCCTAATATTATCAATATTAATCCTATAATTGCAGATGCAATAATTAATAGTGTTTGTTTATTCATGGGGTAAAAGCCCTAACTTAATAGGGCAGTTGTTTAAAATGGTAAATCGTCGTTGTTTTCCTCACTTGCTTGTGGTTGTTCTTCTTGTGTAGGCAGTGGATTGTCTGTACCTTGCGCACCACTAAGATAAAAAGCGTTCAAGCTAGTAAAGTAATTTACATTTCCTTCTTTCTCCCACTTATTACCTTTGATACTAAACTTTACAGTTAGAGTTGATCCAATCGGAAAACTGTCTAACACATCGCATTTATCCTGCATTAATTGAAACTTGATGTAGTCTGTGAATACACGACCTGCGTTTTCTTCCTCTACTTCAATAACAAACTCACGCTTTTTAAATGTTGCTGTAATTTGTTGTGTTGCATCTGCTACTATTAGTTTTCCTGTTAATTCAAATGACATAATATTATTGTTTAAATGTTTTTTGTAATTGTAATAATTGATTCGTTTAATACTTTTAAAGGGAAGTAATATTTATGATCTCCATTAACGAATGCTAAATGTTGAGCTTTTCCCGTTACTACATCCTCTATAAATCCTGCTATTGAATCTAATTCTTCATCATCAAATAACTCAGATGTATAAGTTTCTTCTCTATAATTCAATGTTATCTTAAATGACATAATTATAAATATTTTGGGTTAATAAATTGGTTTAAATTTGGTTTGAAATAGTTAGGACCTTTCATTACTTTACCATCTTCTCTAAAGATTGGCTTACCGTGTCCATCTAGTTTAGACATGTTACTCATATGAACCTCTGTAAATGCTTTCTCAAATGCACCTGATTTAAAGATTCCTGCATCTGTCAAATCGTTAAAACAAGATAATACATATATGCACAGACTGACATTCCAAGATAAGGTATTAGAGGCTGTAATTGTTCCATTAATATAATCATGCTTAACTACACTTAAAAGGTTATCTATTTTTACTGGGTATTCTGTAGGGTAATCAAGTTCCTCAGCTAGTGAGTTTTGAACAAATGCACCGAACTGTCTAAAACCATGATAATGTGCAGTTCCAAAGTTGATATATAATATATCTACCAATGCGTCTAAAACTTCTGTGTAATTGTGATCATCAAAAGCTTTGAATAACTCCTTTAACTCCTCATCAACAAGTTTAAACCTTAACGCTCTACCTTTTTCCTTACCCATGCTTAAACTGTGTGTCTGTGAGTGCTCAAACGCCTCTTGGAAGTCCCAAACTTGGCGTAATTGTTTACTAATATCTCTCATTACTTAACTGCTAAATATTCTGAATAATCTTTATCTAATTTGTTTAAAACCTGCTGACCGTCAATGTAAGCATTTAAAATACTGTGTTTAATACTATCTCTTTTTGTTTTGCTTTCCGCATCACGATAAGCCGTAAAAGCTTTGCTATAACCTTGCGTATTAGTCCCTAACTTTGGTTTTGTTTTGGTATTAGTTGTAGTTGCTTTATTAGTAGTTGTACTTGTGGATGATGTACTGTTAGAGGTACTGGGTTTCTTACCATGATACCAACGTAATGTATTACCTTTGTAAGCACCTAAGAATACTAAATTTCCTTGCTTATCTCTTATCATTTCCCATTTTAGAGTATTAATAAAAAACTTACCACCATTATTATTTAACTCATCTTGGTTAAGCTTAATTCTAATCAAAGGCATATCATACAATTCTCTGCCAATACCCCAATTAAAACACGCTCTTTTAAAACTATCAGATGCTAAACCTTTTTCTTTCTCAGTATTGCTCTCTGTACCTGTGTCCTCTTTACTAATCCACTGCTTTTTATCATCACACCAAATAGAGACTACGCAGTTTTTATTGTCTCTTGTATGCTCTCTTTTCCAATTTAAAGCGCCTACAACATCATCTAAACGTTGCATGTCTACACGTGCATCTTTGTAAGCTAAAACGATTACATGACCGTTTTTAATTGATTGAGTCCTAAACTCTATATTTTCAATTGCTAGTGGTTCGCTTAATTTACTTATATCCATATTAATATTTCTCGTCTTTAATTGATTCGTGCTTAACTTGTTTATCTATCTTAGCTTTTAAGGTTGCTAAAGATTTTAGGAGCTTAGTACAATTACTATCTTTTAACTTGTCAATTGCAAACTCTAGTACCTGACTATCGTGCTTTGTAAAACTCATAACTTTATATTAAAATGGAACTTTTGTAAAATCTGCTTTTGTGAAACCTAAGTTATTAATGTAGTTCCACATCGTTACAGGATCAAATGTATGTTTGTTTTCTGTCTTAGTGTTTTTGTGGATAACTAATAACTGATTACCAATTATTTGCAGTTGCATTGTTTCGCTATTAGCTATATATGTTGTTAGATTCTTCATAACTATCTACTTAATTTCTTTCTATTTTTAATTTCCTCTGCTATTGTAATTGCTGACCTAACCAATCTTTTACGGTCGAATCCTGCTTTCGCTTCTCTCTCTTCACGCTTGCGTTTAAACTCTTCAAAACTATCAGTACTTAGTTTATGATCTGTACCAGGTGCGGGGGTGTCGTTTATATCTGTATTATAATAAGTCATGGTTTGTAATAATTTCATTGTTAAACATATCAATAGTCTTTTGGATAGATGTAATTCTATTAACTAAATCATCTGTATCTGTGCAACCGAATTTAATCCTGTTTTCTAACTCAACTTGTAATCTTGTTCTATCCTCAACTAATCTAAATGTTGCTTTGATAATATTTACTCTGTTTAATTCTGCTTTCATAACTGTAATTATTTGCGTTTGATTATTAGAACGATACAAAGGTAGTAAAGGTTATATATATAACCAACTTTTTTATGAATTATTTTTAAACAGCTCGTCGTTTACATCGCAATCTACTATATAATAACGTCTTCTATCATTATCAAAATACTCTACTAATTTACGCTTTTTAACCAACTTTGCTATATAAGGCTGTGTAACACCTTTTAATTTGGCGTATGCTGTCTGTGTGTACAATTTACTTTTATCCATATTTTTAAATTTTGTTTATGCAAATATATTGAAATAATTTGGTAATTACTATAACCTTCTTTAACTTTGTAACGTTAAGTCAATCAAAAGGTTTAAAATTATAAAGTTATGAGAGTATTTTTAAAAGTAGATGAAAAGCGTAAGCAAGATTTAATAGAGTTAGCAAACTATTCTAGATCTATCGAAGTGCAAGGAGAGTATTATAAAGGCTGTCAGTTGATCAAACATATTAAAGGAGATAAAACAGTTTTAGAAATTAAATAAATAAAGTTATGAGTAGTAATAAAGTAACATCTTACACAAAAAACAGCAGAGACTTAGAGAAACTTATTGAGTTAAAAAAATTATCCGAGCAACAACAAAAAGAAAAAGAAGCCATTAAGTTAAGGCAATTAGCTTATAAGGAACAGCAAAAAGTTGAGAAAGGGCTTTTACCTCCTAACAAAGCATTTCATTTAATTATAGTAAAGCAACAAGAGTTATACGTGAAAACTTTACCACTGCTAAGACAATTTGATTACATGTTGGATAAATTAATGGAGTTGTCGCCTCTAAATTTTTACGATAAAGAACTTGCGAAATTTGTAAAGATTTTAAAAAACAAGACTGAGCAAAAATTAGATAAAGACTTGTTCTGTAATCAAAATATACAAGATCAATATTATGCTATTAATAAGCAGATGCAACGTTTAGATGACAATATACAAAAGATTGATTACTCTAAATTTGAGGAACTTAATACTATTTTGGAATACTGGATTGAAAACGGAAACGTAGATATTGAAAGTGTTTGTAATAAAACTGTAGATAAAAAGTACCTAACTTTGAATCAGCTTACAATGGATACGGGTGTAAAAAACAAACTAAAACAGTTTAGCACAAAAGGTATTGATGTGTTAGATATACCATTAATACAATTAGCTGTATTAATTCCTAAAGATAAACTAGAAAAAACTAAAGGGTTTGGTGCAAAAAGCATAGAGGTATTAGAAAATGTATTTGAAGAAGTTTTAATTGAGTGGTAATGTATAAATGGGATGGTAAACAGATTAGAAAAGATATTGCAGAAATGATTATGCAAAAAGTAATCGAAGTGGGAGAGCTTACAACTGCAATACAAATACTTAAGCGAGAAGGCAAGATAAGTAAAGATTTAAGTGATAGTACTTATATTAAAAGATTGTACAACCTTGATAGTTATAAGTCGTGGAGAAAGTCAAAAGACGAACAGATTAAAGCTAAGAATCAGCAGATGATTGAATTAAGACAAAAAGGCTATACTATTGGACAGATTGCTAAGATAGTTGGTAAAAGCTTTACTCTAGTACAAAACGTTTGTATCAAAGTCAAAAAGGATGATGTTAGTGTAACTGTAAGTTCAGCTAAAGCCAAAAAGATTGTTGATTATTGGAATAGCTATAGTTATCCTGGTCAGATAATGACAAAAGAAACCAAAGAAGCATTTAAATTATTAGGATTAGAAATACCAAAGTTATGAAAACAACAATTATAATACATTTAGAAGCTATGCTAATAATAACAGCAATAACCTTTTTTTTGCTTTGTTGTGCAATGTATCCTAGAGAGTGGAGATACAGAGGAATAGCGGATATTATATTAGGGTTAAGCTTAACGGGTTTATTCTTAATGACATTAGTTGAAACAATTAAATTATTATTATGGTAGGTATAGGAATGATAGGTATGTGCATACTGACAGGATGTTTATTTATTGCAATTGTAAGATATTTAGGAAATAAAGGAGGTAATTAATTATGAGTAAATTAGATAATAATAACAGTTACGAAGATTGGGCTAAAGTTCAGTATAGAATGGATAACGAGGGGTTTGAGTATTGTTTTGTGCATTATGATACATTTGATTATATCAAAAATCAAGAGTTTCATAAATTAAGATTGGAAACAATTGCAAAAATGGAGGAGCTTAGAAAGATGGTAGAAAGTAAAGTTGAACAGTTAGAGCCATCATATGAGCCTATTAGTGAGGAAGAAAAAACAAGGATATACCAGTCAAGGTTAAAAGGGTTAAATAAAAAACCTGTAAACCATGATGCAAGAAGAATTTGGAAAACAAATCAATAAAAAACAAATGGGCAGATGCTACTAAACTTCACAATCTGCCCTTAATCTTATTATTAAACAAATATAGTAAAAAGTTATGGATTTATTAACATATAGAGCAAGTCTTTTAAAATTTGAACATAGAGGGTTGGTATTAGATATTACCTCTGCATATTTACAAGATATTTATAGACCTGAACAGGGTAGAGTCGTGTACTTAGAAATATTAGAAAACATACATTTACACATAAAACTTTTTAAATCATTACCTCCTATTGGTATGGAAATTAAATATAATGAACACATGCCGACTGTAAAGATCACAAATATAGAATTCAGTAAAAAATACGAGTATATATTATTTAACATTAGTAAAAGCGATAACCATGAGCGAAAAGATAATTAAAATAAAATGGAGATCCGAGATACTACCAGAGGAGTATTACAACAAAGTATCAAAACCTGTATTATGTCTAACTAACAAAGGACATAGAATTTTAAAGTACGATCACTTATTCGAACTATGGTTTCATGATGATAACCCTAAACAAGAATTTAAAGGAAGTGTAATTAAATGGATGGTAATCCCTGAGTAAAGATATGATAGTATTAGTTCCAATAATAATAACTTTGTTTTGTGCAATTGCTTGTATGTATTGTGTAAAACAAGAAAACAAGTATAATGATGGTTTATTTGGTGTAAGTGCTATATTTGGTGCGGGTGCTACATTATTTGGTTTAGCAGTATCAACCTTTTATATAATTACTCACTGGTTTTAAACCAACTGCCTACTGATTAATTTTAGTAGGCTTTTTTGTAACCTTTGTAAAATAGTTGCGTTAATAGTTGTATAATAAATTACAAATGTATATATTTGTATAAATTAAAACACAAAGTTATGAGAGAATCAAAAAAATATTTAGCGTGTATCATGGTTAGTAAGTATAATTTAAAACCTACTTACGGTAACGAAATGAGAAGTAACTTAATTGAAAAAGAATTTGATACAGTTGCAGATGCAAAAAGTTTTATTAACCAATTTAATTACGAACAAGAACACATTGACTCAGTGGATTTATATATTAATCCTGTAATTAATGATGAAATTGATATGGATGTAAATTGCTATTAAGATTATGACAAACGAACAAATAACAATAGAAATTAAGACTTTAGTAGGTGTACAAAACAAGTACACCTATACTAAAATATGTGAGATGACTGGTATAGTAAGACAAACACTATATAACAGACTAAAAAACGATAGTTGGACTAAAACGGAGATTTTAGCACTTAAATATGTAGGGATTTTAAAAGATTAGATTATGGATGGCATAAAATCAGTTGCAGACTTTGAACATTTGATTTGGATTTCAATGGGTTACGGTGATGATATATATGAGCAAAACCAAGACAACAAAGAAGCTTTAAAAAAAATAATGTTAGACGTATTAGATGCGATACACGATTTAAACAACACAAAAGGAGGCAGAGAGTACAGAGGCAGAGAAGGTATGTTAAGGAATTACAAAAAGTTTTTAATAAAGTATAACAATAAAGAACTATGGAGGGGAACAAAAACGGATACACTCTAACTAAAAAATGGTTTGAATGGTGCTTAGAAAATAGAGAGCAAAATTCACCTGCTTTAACAGCTTTGTATTTATACATAATTGAAAGATGTAATTCTTTAGGTTGGAAGGAAAAGTTTGGAATACCTACCGAGCATACTATGTATATTTTAGCAATCGGATCATACAATACATACAAAAAGCATCTGCAAAAATTAAATGATATTGGGTTTATAAAAATACATGAAAAATCTAAGAATCAGTTCTCATCTAATATAATTGGTCTGTCAAATTTTGACGAACCAACTGACGAGCCAACTGACGAACCACGTGACACCTTAGTGACGAAGCACGTGACACCTTTGTTAAGTCATAATAAAACTATAAAACAAGAAAATATAAAACCTAAAAACAATAATAAGTATCCATCATTCGAAGAGTTTAAAGAATATGCTTTACAGAAGGAAAAAGATTTAGGTTTTGAAATTGACTTAGATAAGTTGAGAACAAAGTTTATTGCATGGTCTGAAAATGATTGGAAAAATGGTTACGGTAAAAAAATTAAAAATTGGAAATCTACACTTACAAACTCTTTAACATATTTGAAAGCTAATGATAACAATGCAGTTGCAAAACCTAATAAACCGATTGACTACAAGATGCAACAGCATTTGGAACACGATAAAAATATAAGATCAAAGTTTAATAGTGGTAAGCGTAATTTTGTTTATGGTAGCCAAATGAGACAAAACCAACAAAATGAAAATTAATTATGATTATAGCAGAGGATAAAATACAAGAGTTAAAACAGTTGGATATATTACCAGTAGCAGAACGCTACTTACCACAATTGAAAAAAGTAGGTAGTGTGTGGAAATGTCATAGCCCTTTTAAACAGGAAAAAACACCAAGTTTTACCGTTATCTCAAATAGCACTGATAATTATTTTAAATGTTTTGCAAGTGATAAAAGTGGCGACGTTATCGAATTTGTGAAGGAAATAGAGCAGGTGAGTTTTACAGAAGCTTGTAAGGTATTAGCGGAATTATCAGGAATAGATTTAGAGTTAAAAGAGATGGATAAAAAGCAGATGCAAAAAAAAGTTAATAATGAGAGTAGGAAAGCAATAGGTAAAAAATCGCTTGTAAAGAAAGAAAATTTTAAACCTATAAAATCGTACCAAAAACCAAATATAATTCAACACAACCCAAGTAAAAGCGTTTTAGAGGTATTTGCAACACGTTGTATTAGTGAGGATATTGTAAAAGCATTCAAAGTTAAAGAATCTGAGTATTATTTTGGACAATTACAAAGTAAATCAACATCAATAGATTTTAACTATTATAAAGCAGGTGAATTAGTAAATATTAAGCATAGGGCAACAACACAAAAAGCATTTGGATTAGAGAAAGGTTGCGAGTTAGTTTTATACAATTATGATAATATTGAAGATGATGCAGAGGCTATATACTTCACAGAAGGAGAGTTTGATTGTATGTCATTAGCTGAATACTTTGGTTCTGTTAAAAACATTGTATCAGTACCTAATGGAGCAAGTGGTAAACAACAAAGCTTAAAGTATTTAGATGGTGAAGATGTTAGCAAGAAGTTAGAAGGCAAAAGGCTGTATCTATTCTTCGATAATGATAGTGCGGGTAAATTACTTACAGATGCTTTTATCAAGCGTTACGGAGCGCATAGATGTTTAATACCTAAATACCCTACTGATTGCAAAGATATTAACGAGGTGCTAATGCAATACGGTTCTATCGGTGTAAAACACTGTTTAGACTCGGTGGAGTATGATATGATTGATGGTATTTTAGACATGAGACATATTGCGCCAAAAGCCCGAAATTATTATGATAATGGTTTTCCTGTTTGTGATCGTGTTGGATTAAAAAACTTTGATGCTTTATTAGGTTTTAGAGGTGGTGAGCTTACAATGGTTACAGGTATTAGTGGTTCTGGTAAATCAGAGTTTTTAGATTATATCATGGTACAACTCGCTAAACGTCACGCTTGGAAATTTGCAATATGTTCAATGGAAAATCCTCCAGATATACATTTTACTAAGATTGCAGAAAAGTACACAGAAAAGCCATTTGAAAATGTATTTGATCCAAATACGGGGGAGGTACATATTGATAGAATGAGTGAACAAGAGTATGAGGATGCAGAACAATTTGTATTCAATCATTTTAATTTTATAACTCACGCAACTAAAAAACAAGATGGTGAAACACATAGAAGTGTATTATCTATTGATTACATATTAGATCAAGCTAAAAAGTTAGTTGCTATGTATGGCACAAAAGGGCTTGTTATTGATCCTTGGAATACTATCGAACATGAGATAAAACAAAATGAAGTTGAAACAAATTACGTTAGCCGTATCCTATCTAAAATCATTGCATTTGCAGAGGATTACAATGTACATGTGTTTTTGGTAGCTCATCCAACAAAAGGGGTAACGATTAATGGAGTTGATAGAGTAGCAACATTAAATGATATTTCTGGTTCTGGTAACTTCTTTAACAAAACACATAATGGTATATCGGTTTACCGAGAAAAAGACAAAGACAGGAATCCAGATAATTTAGTGGAGGTACATGTGCAAAAGGTAAAATTCAAATTCGTGGGAACTTTAGGCTCATGTAAGTTAGAATATGATTTATTAACAGGTAATTATTTTGATACCACTAAAGATTATCCACAACAATAGTTATCCACATTAAAAAAGTTATTAACAGAGTTATAAACATAAAGTTATGAAGTATGCGATAAATAAAGATAATGAAACGATAAATATAAAAAACGTTAGTAATGGTAAATCATGTAATTGTATTTGTAAATGTTGTGGTGAGCCTGTAATGGCTAAACAAGGGAAAGTAAAAGATTGGCACTTTGCTCATGTATCAAAAATAGATTGTAAATACTCTAATAATCCTGCCGAAACTGATTTACATATTCTAGCTAAAGAAGTAATTAAAAAACATAAAAGCATTTACATGCCTAGTGTTTATTATGAAACTGCAAAAGGTGATGATGTTGAAATATTAAAAAGAGGTGTAATTGAATTTGATAATATAGAGCTTGAAAAAAGAGTTGATAAGTTTACTCCAGATATTATAGCTTATAAAGGAAGTGAAAAAGTTTGGATAGAAATAGTTGTTACTCACTTTACAGAAAAAAACAAAATTGATTACTGCAAAAACAACAATATTACTTTGATTGAAATTGATATATCACATCTTGATAGAGATATAACAGAGGAAAGTTTACATTCTTCAATAGTTACAAACAATCCATTTAAAAGGATATTATGGTCTACAAAGTTATTCAATAAGGTTAATAAATATTATGCGGTTGATTTTGATTATTACCCCGATCTTATAGAGTATAAAACAGGTTTAAATAAATTCTTTTTAGGTTATCCATTAACAGGTGAAACAACTATAAAGGCAGTTGAGGAAAGAATAAAAGTATTAGAACGCAGAGCAAAAGCGCAAAGTAAAAAAAGACTTGTTAGCTCAGTGAATTATATTAAAAACCAAATACACGATATAGATCATTTAGTTAATTGGTGGAGAAACGAGCAACACCATAGAAAAATGAAAAACGGTACGCCAATTTATCCTCATCCAGATTTAGCAAATTATGTAAAAGCAAAAGGCTTTACATTGGATTGTCGAGAATTAGAAGAAGATGAACTACAAAAAATAAGAGAGTTCTTAGGAGTTTTCAATATGGAAGATTACAAGAAGCTATTAGAAGATTATGGAGAATATGTTGATCATTTAATGAATTTAAACAAAAAAAGTTATGAGTTATAAAATGACAGAGAGTAAATTACAACAAGCCTGTGTTACTTGGTTTAGGTATAATTATCCTAAGTTAAAACTGTGTTTGTTTGCAGTTCCTAATGCTTTGTATATTCATGGAGTTAGTAAGGAGAAATTAAGAAATGCAGGAGCTAAACAGAGAAGAGAAGGTTTAACCGCAGGAATACCAGATTTAGTATTAGTACATGATACAAAGGTTTATGGCATAGAGATGAAATTACCTTATAATAAACTACAGCCTGTACAGGAGGAAGTACACAAATCTTGGAAAGAACAAGGTGTAGAGGTTTATGTTGTTAGAAGTTTTGAAGAGTTTAAAGAGTTAATTGAGAGAATAATTGAAGTATGAACAAGAAACTAAATAATTTTATACCAAGATCAACACACTACATAGTTGATAAAGCAGGTGAGTTAAAGTTCCTGACTATCTGCCCAAAGTTGAATAAACAAAGTGCTGAGTATTGGTTGTTAGATCAACCAAAGAGATTAGAAAAAGAATTTGGATTAGTAGGATCGTTAGAGTTTTATAAATATAAGTTTTAGATGATTATAAATAGGATTTGGGAAATGCCTAATAAAAATACATTTGATATAAAGTGTATAAGTAGGTTAGTGAATAAATATGCGCATAAATCCAGTAATAGTATAGATCCTTTTGCTAATAAAAACAAGATAGCAAATATTACAAATGATTTAGATAGTCAATATAATACAGATTTTAATTTAGATGCGCTAGAGTTTTTACAAATATTTGGTAATAAGTCAGTAGATTTAGTGTTGTTCGATCCTCCTTATTCACCTAGGCAAGTAAGTGAATGTTATAAAGCATTAGGTAAAACTGTTAACATGGAAACTACACAATCATCATTTTGGAGTAAGCTTAAAGATCAAATAAGTTTAATTACAGATGATAATGGTATTGTAATGTCTTTTGGTTGGAATTCTAACGGAATAGGAATAAACAGAGGATTTGAGATTATAGAAGTGTTAATTGTAGCGCATGGAGGAAATCATAACGATACTATATGTGTAGTTGAAAGAAAAAAGCCAACATTGTTTAATATTTAAAATAATAAAGTTATGAGAGAAAGAAGTAAAAACAGAGTCCACAAGCGATTAAAAAATAAAAAGAGTATGAATACACAAGAAAAGTATAAAAGTCCCGTAATAACGAAATTGCCACCCGTACCACATACATTTTGGGTAAGACCTAATTACAGTGAAGCTCACAAGATGTATACTATTAAGAAAATGAATGAATCAGGTAAAACATTAGCAGTTATTTATCGTAAGAATAGACAAAGCTTAGAAGATATATATAAGAAGATTGTAAAAAATTAGTTTTAGTTAGGAATATTGTTGTTCAGCCTACTGTATTGATTTATGGTAGGTTTTTTGTTTTTACTGATTTTATAACTATCTTTAAGACATAGAACTTGTATACTCACATCCGCTTAACTTTGATCTGCTATTTTCGATCATAACTTTTACCTCGATTATTTGATTAGTCGGGGTTTTTTTATTCAATAGTTTTTATTATATTAGCGGTGTAAAGGATTTCTTCATACACTTTTTGCAATAATTTGATTTTAGTTATAATCAGCCTGTAGTATTCACACGTTACAGGCTTTTTTTATGCCTAAACTATTTTTAGTACTATTGTGTTTTAGGGTTATGACATCAAGAATTAAAATAGGAAAAACAGTAACCGTAAAAGGTAAACAATATAAAATATCTTCTGGTACTGCAAAAGGTAAGAAATACAAAGCAACTCCCGTTAGCGGTAAAGGTCGCTCTATACAATTTGGAGATAAGAATTTTAAAGTTGCACCAGGAACACCAAGAGGAGATAATTATTGTGCAAGGTCAAGCGGTATTAAATCATCTAAACCAGGTGCAGGTGCTAATGATTTTGCTAGAATGCTTTGGAATTGCAGAGGTAAGAAGAGTATGAAAAAATAAGTTAAAACAAAACACACAAAAGTATGGCAGCAGAAAAAGGTAATAGATATGCGGAAAAGCATAGTTTAGAAGAGTGGGAGGAGATATTTGAGGGTATTTATAAAAGAGCTATTAAAGGCAAGTATTTAAGCTTACAACAGGCTTTTATCGAGTCAGATGTTAGACCAAGTACAGAACGTTGGTTATGCTCAAAGTATGAAGTATTAGCGACTATTAAAAAAGATATTGCGGCTGCTATTGCAAACAAAATCAATAAAGGAGGTTTAAAAAGTGATTTTAACCCTGCTATGAGTATTTGGAGATTAAAACAATTAGGCGAGGTTGATGAGTCTAAAACAGATATTACAAGTAATGGTAAGGATGTTAACACAACTCCTATCATTAACTTCATTAAAAAGGATAGTGAGTGATAAACCTTAGTGATAAATATCAAACACTGTTTTATAATAATGATAAGCGATATCATATTGTTACGGGTGGTCGTGGTTCTGGTAAATCCTTTGCAGTAACATTGTTTTTAGTGCTACTTACTGAGCAAAAAAACGAGGTAATATTATTCACTAGATATACATTAGTGTCTGCACATATTTCCATTATACCTGAGTTTTTAAATATGATTGAGTTATTAGGTTGGGAGGATAGATTTACAATTACTAAAGATGCTGTAACCAATAATAATACAGGATCTAAAATATTATTCAAAGGATTAAAAACATCTAGTGGAACACAAACCGCTAACCTTAAAAGTTTATCAGGTGT